AGGAAGAGCCAATAACCGGGCAGAACGCCCTCGTAAGGTTGCTATTTACATTCGTGTATCTACAACCCATCAGATAGATAAGGATTCTCTGCCGATGCAGCGCAAGGACCTTATCGCATATTGTGAACTTATCCTCGGCATTGAGGATTACGAAATATTTGAGGATGCAGGATACTCCGGGAAAAACACCGACCGGCCTGCGTTCCAAGAAATGATGCAGAAAATACGTTCCGGCTCATTCTCCCATTTGCTTGTGTGGAAAATAGACCGTATCTCTCGTAATCTTCTGGACTTTGCAGAAATGTACGAAGAGCTTCAATCCCTGCGAGTAACTTTTGTCAGTAAAAATGAGCAGTTCGATACGTCAAATGCTATGGGCGAAGCTATGCTCAAAATCATTTTGGTGTTTGCGGAGCTGGAACGAAACATGACATCGGAGCGTGTTACCGCAACAATGATTTCAAGAGCCAATCAGGGACTTTGGAATGGTGGCAGGGTTCCTTACGGATATTCCTACGATGCAGAAACTTCTGTGTTCTCCATCATCCAGGATGAAGCGGATGTGTGTCAGCTTATGAAAACAGACTATTTCGAGCATAAGTCTATTATTCATACAGCAAAGTTGCTAAACGATAGGAAAGTTCCTACCAGGTCAGGTGCGCTCTGGTCCCCTACTGCGGTATGGAAAATACTGTCCAGTCCTTTTTACGCCGGTATCTACCGATACAATCATTACAAGGGAACTGAAAACAGAACCATCAATCCAGAGGAAGAGTGGGTTCTTGTCCCAGACCATCATCCTGCAATATTTACTTTGGAGGAACACGAAAAGATATGTGATATTATGGATACAAATAAAAGAATGTCTAATCTCCCAGGGCAAAAACACCGGGCAAAAAATGTGTATGCCTTTTCCGGCATCCTTTACTGCGGAAAGTGTGGCAGTAAATTAGTTTCTACTCCCGGAAGATTGCAAGCCGATGGATTCCGCACTACCACTTATTCGTGCCCGAAAAAGAGGAAAACGCATGAGTGCGATAATCCATCTATAAATGATTTGATTGTCGGAGAGTTTGTCATAAATTATATTTTGAATATGCTCAATGCGAAAAGTTCTTTTTCCTCCATCAGTTCCCCTGCGGAACTTGAAGAGCATTTGCTTTATGGTGGTTCATTCAAGGACGTGCAGCATATCTCGGAAGATGGTCTGAATGAATTTTACAATCTTCTATCTCGGTACGGTTCGGATAGTTCCTATGTCTTTGCTGTGAAACGTCCTCGTAAGAAAAAGGCTGCTGTCAATCCAGAGGTTGAAGCTCTCCGCAAGGATAAGGAGAAACAGGAACGTGCTCTGAAACGATTGCAGGATTTATACCTTTATTCCGAAAGGGCAATGACCGAAAAAGATTTCATCATACAGAAGAATGAAATATCCTCCAGGATTCAGGATATTAACACCCGGCTCGGTATGGTTACGCACGATGCTAATTCCACATTGTCAGATGAGGATTTTGTACGGCAAGCAAGCCACCTCCTCATTACGAAAAAACTTATTGGTCGAGAATATATTTATTATAAATCCCTGGCGCAGACTGTTTCTCCTGATGTGCTCAAGATATACATGGAAACTATTTTAGATTCCGTCTATGTGATTGATGGACGTGTTTCCTCCATCATATTCAAGAACGGCCTTACCCATACTTTTATATACAAAAAATGATGTCGGTATAACTGCCTGGAATAAAACAACCCAGAAGCCTCAACGCTCCTGGGTTTTATTTTATCCCATTATTCAGTTATTTTTCAGGTATGGGATTTCCTTACAAAAGTAAGAAAACGGTGTTATTCGATAAACATGGCATCCCCCATGTAGAGGGTGTGCCTTCATTTCACTACTTATGTACCGCTACTTTGTAGCTCCTTGTTCCTATTATAATAACCGACTTTACGCCAGTTGGCAAGTCAGTAGTTTACTTTTCTTCCGCAGGTGCAAATAACTCACTTGTTCCGTCCAGAACTCGCTTCTCCTCATCCATCTCAAAGAACCACCCAAACAATTTGAGGGCTTCATACCCTTTCAGCAGTTTATCCGCCTTTTCTTTGGCGTAGCGTCCGCTATAATCATAGGTTTCTCCTACCGTATTCATCGACCCATGCAGAAACACAAGCATTTGATGTGTGATGCTCAATCCTTGGAACGTCTCAGTTGCCTGCTTTCTCTCTTCTTCGCTGTACTTCCACTCATCGTCCTCCAGGAAAAAGCCTCTCGCAATCGAACCGTACAGACCGTAACCAATCAGCACAAGGGCTTCCCAGATTTTTTCTCTCGCTGCGTTTTCGTCCTTAAGAGCCGGGATTTTTCCAGAAATAATTCCGGAGATAAAATCTTTTCTTCTGGCAGCACTTCCTTTCAGAATTTCCTTTACCTCTTTTGACTTTCTATCCTGCTCTTTCTTCGCCAGCTCTTCTTTTGTCAGCTTCTTCTTTTCCTTCGGAGCTTTCGTAACGATTCTCAAATCTCGCCACATCTCATACCAGTACATCTGCCCTTTCTGCTCTGGCAGATTGATTTCATCCGGAACATCGTCTGCTAAGTTGAACTCAATCACTGTTTTCCATTTCCCGTTGTACATCTGCTGCGAATACTGCTCCGGTGCTTTCTCTACTCCCATCTTTTTCAGCTTCGCTTTGAGCTTCTTTGCATTCTCTTTCTTCTTGGCATTTGTAATCTCATTCTGAACCCGGCTCACAATATCTCTGGAACTGCTGGCCTTATCCAGAATCTCATTTCGCATCTCTACATCCTTGATTTTCTCCAGTTCGTACAGGTCTTTCAATGTGAGCTGAAAAGCATCGTCCTGCTGCTTCTCTTTCAATTTCTCCTGGTCCAGCTTCGCAATATTCAGCCTATGCCGGACGGTTGATTTACTGAATCCGGTCTTTTCTGCAATCTGGTCTTCCGTATCTCCCAAATCGAGCATCATCTGGAATCCCTGGGCCTGTTCCTGGATAGTAAGGTCTTCACGTTGAATATTCTCCAACAGCATGATGCCTACCTGCTCTTTCCGGGAGATCTTGCTTCTAATCTGGCATGGGACTTCTACCAGGCCTGCTAATTTTGCCGCCTCCAGTCTTCTGTGTCCTATCAGTGCATGGAAATCACTGATTACTGAAACCTTATCGGCATCTGGCTGATCTTCCGGGTCTGCTGTCAACGCACTCGCCGGAATAACCGTCAAATTCTGCATGACTCCATGCTTTTTCATTGATTCTGCCAACTCTGTCACATCTCCGAAGTCTTTTCTCGGATTATCCGGATGCGGATATATATTCTCCACTCTGATTTTTACAACTTCACTGCTCTCCATTACTTTTCCTCCTTTTTCTTTTCAAATTTCAGACCCAGCTTTTTCCCGTCTTCCAGAATCCTCTGCATCTCTGCCTCATACTCTCCAGCACTCCGCACCGGTGCAAACGTCATTCTAGTGCCGCTCTTTGTTGGTTTTCCCATTTTCTGCAGTACCGCACCTTTTGTCTGGAGTACATCCAGTCTGATGCTGATGACTGCAATCTGATAGAATCTCTCTTTCTCATCGAACAGCTTTTTTGTCATCCCCGGAAACATCGTCTGATATTTCATGATTGTGATCTTGTGTTCCATCATCGCCCTCCTTCACATTACTCCGCCGGGAACTCATACACGATATTCTTCTTGTACATTGCCGGTCTTGTTGCCTGGGCCGCAGTGTCGAAGAACTCAACCGTATAACATTCATTTTCATATGCTCCGCAGAAATCTTTCAGCACCTTCAAGCACCGTTCCTTTGTCTGATACTCTGCAATCTCTTCCAGGCAACCATCAGATATGCAAATTGTGTGTCTGACGGTTGCCTTCTTTCCCTTGTGGTCTACCTGTTCTGAGTATTCCAGGGCGTTAAAGGCTCTTCCGAACCACAACACCTTCTCTTTATTCTGGCTTACAATCAGCATCTTTCCCTTCCTCCTGCTCCCAAAACTCATTTACAACTTCCTGCACTACTGCATATTCCAGATCGCCGTTATTCTCCAGCATTCTATCCTCTAACTTCTCAGAAATAGAAACAAACACCTGCTCCGGAAATTCATCTGTATCCTCTCCTGCCGCAGCACACACATCTTTTCCCCATCGCACTTTTTCAGACTTTTTTCTTTCCTCGTATTCATATTCTACATACGCATCCGCAAGGTCCAGAACCGCATTCAGTTTATTGTTATCCGGCTCATCCTGGAACATATCTTCCAACTCTCTCATAAACTCTTCTCTATCCATTTTCTCACGCCCTTTCATTCCATTTTTCTCTTGCCTCTTTCTGTGCAAGCTCCTTCTGCCCGTTCCAGTCCTTCACTGATACATGAGGTCCGAGACTTCCACACTTCGAGCAACAAATTCTATATCCGTTGTTACCCATCCTGCGGATTTCCACTCTTCTATCTCCGCAGCCGCAGAACGGGCATGGTTTTAGCTTTACTAACTTATTTTCCATGATTCCTCCTATCTGCCCTTAATTTTCTCCGGCACATCTTCTTGAACTGCCACATCCCTGCAGAACCGCTCCGAACAACTGAAATCCGTAAATGAACCCCTGCATTTCTGACTCTATCGCCACATCGTATACCGCAGATGTTATCGCCGTATCAGCTTTTGCCCCAGGAACCTGTGCCTCCATAACCGCTCTCAGCCGTTCGTAGGCCTGCGTCAGTTCTGGAATCTCCCGGTTTTCGCCCTTCGGACCGGTAATAAACTGATTGAACAGTTCCCGGACGTCCTTGTATCCACTCTCTGCATCCTCTACCAGTTTCTGGCCACTTACCCGACAGCGAAGTTCTTTTTCCATCTTCTCAATGCCGGTCTTCTTTTTCCCGTAGCATCTATCTCTTTTCATTCTCGTCAGATAGAGCTTGCAGGCTTTTTCAGTCAGTTCCCACATCGGGTACTCCTGGTGTCTTGCCTTGAACTGTGCCATTTTGAACTCTGTCTGCTCCATCGGTTCCAGCTCCACGATAAGCTGTGCGATTCTGCGATATGTGACCGAGTGATATTCCTGGAACATATCCGCCACCTCCCGGCTTGTCATGATGGTTTTTCCAACCTCTACCGGCTTCTCTTCCTCACATACATCCACCACTGCCATCTGTGAGATAATCTTCTTTACATCATCCATCAATTCTACGATCTGCTCACTTCTCTTCATAACCTGCCAGCTCCTTTCTTCAAAGCACATAACGTACAACACGCTCCGTCGAGATTGCTATGGTAAATCACGCCTGCATCCTCCGGTCTTTTCCAGCAAAGTGCTCCACATACCGGGCAACGCACCTTTTCCCATCCTTCTTTTCCTTCCGGCACACTGGCTAACAACGGCATACACAGCCAACCGCCTCTGTCCGATTCTTTCCTTGGTTCAATCTTCATACCGCTTCTCCCCTATCTCATCCAATTATTTTTTCAGCTCTTTTACAACCGGATGCCAGCTTCTGGTTCCTCTCACTCTCCGGTACACATCCGCCAGAACTGCATCGCCGCCAGGAACAAAGGCTTCCATTCTGGCCTGTGTCATTCTCATATCATGGAACCCATCTGTAAATCTAAGCTCGCCTCTGTCTTCGTATAAAACTACTCTCTTTGCTCCCAGGCGGCCCCAGTCTTTGACATTTACTGTCCGTCCTTCTCTATTCATCACGCATCTTCCTCCTTCGCAAATTTGCTGTTGAGGCTTTCCATGATTGCCTCCAGTCTCTTAGCTCCGATTCCCGGCGTCTCACTGATTGCTTTCTGCACTTCCGTAATATCAATCCCCGGGACTGACCGCCTGCCCTCCTCATACGCTGTCTGGTACAGATTCTTGCAGAAGTTCTCAAACTGCTGCCGGTCCATCTTCTTCACTCTTTTATAATCTTCTCTCCGGAGCATATAGCCTGCTCCGGATTTCATATTTCTTGACTTATTCATGATCTCTGCCTCCCTACTTCGCCAGTTTCTTCATTGCCTTAAAAAATTTCTTCATGCTCTTCATAAACTTTTTCATGCTCCACACCTCCTTAAGCGAACGGGATTTTGCTCTCGAACCAGCCGCCATGTTTCTCAATAATCTGCTCCACCAATGTTACCGGAACATATCCATATACCGTTTCTGTCGGTGTTTCCGGGTCTTCTGCATACGGCATCAGTAATTCTTCTCTCTGATTCGGAAATCCAACCTCACACGTTTCATACTCTCCGCTCTCCAGATTCGTTCTCGGCGTACAATACAGTGAATCTCCAGCCTGCACACTCATCTTGAATCCATCCTTGCAAAAGATGTGAGGTCTCGGAATCTGTACTATACCTGCCATCAGCTTATATGTCTTCTGGAAGAAATCTTTCAATCCGTCATATTTAACGTAGCGTTCTGCCTCCGTCAATCCATTCGGAAAATAATGTCCCTTGTACTCCCACATGCCTCCTCCGGCTCTTACGAACGTAGCATATGTTCCGCAGCTCTGCATCGTTTCCGGATTAACTGCATGACTATGTGGCTCTCCTACCTGGAAATACCCTTTCTTCATCGTCCGAGGTGGCAGAATATCCAGAAAGTAGTCCGCCACACCTTCATCTACCAACTCTCCCGGCTTGCAGTATGTGTCCCAGTCACCGCAACCGCTCTTATTCCAACCATCAATCGTTTTCAGTTCCATCTTTAGCACCCCTCTCTCTTTCTAATCTCCGCAGACGCTTTATCCAGTGCCTTTAACAATCTTGGAGATGCTGCAACCTCTTCCCAGGTCAGCCCCAAGCTATCCAAAGTATCTTCAAAATCTCCAGTATATCCGTACTCGTGATTATCCAGTTCGTACTTGAACATCTGGTAAAGAAATCCTGTTCCATCTTCATCGGCCGCCTTTGCCGCCTCCATCTCAGCGTTGTGCCGGTCCAGTACCTCATGGAAATGCTTGTGATCTTTCTTCTGGATGAATCCACCGCCCGGAATCCGATAAATCTTATCCAGGTCTTTCTCCGGGTCAAGTCCCCATTTTCCCATCATTTCATCAAACTGCTTATCTGAGAACGCAAACCCTAACGGCAGCTCATTGAACTCTTTCTGCTGTCTGTCTCTTAACTCTCTATAGCTCTCCATCTTA